GAATCATTATTGCTCATATATACAAACCTCCATTAAAAGAAAAATCCTCTGTAATTATACAGAGGATCCGGATGTAAGTAAAAATATAATTTAAGATTAATTAGAACTGCAATACACAATTATCAACTTCTAATGTCAGATCAATAGATAACATATTTGAACTACTGTAAGATAAAGTACCAAATGTTGCCTGTGTAATGAATGCACCTTTAATATCCCACAATTCAATAACTGTACCAACAGGATCTAAAAGCTTAAGCTGTAGATCACGTTTGTAAAAATCAGCATATCCAGCACGACCAGAAACTGATTCATAGTGTGTTCTAATCCATTCCATTACTTGCTGTGCGCCTGAAGGAGCAATTGGATCATGAAGCTTCACACTAATACTACTCCATTTAATTTTACCGTTTGATACGTTCCTGTAGCTGTTAATAAACGGAATTTCTTGTTTGTCAATAGTTACGTCTGGTCTTTTGGTGTCAGAAATAAGAAATGAGTCAATTCCTTCAATTGCCAACACCCATCTATAATCTCTTTTTGGTTCAAACTTATTTGGAAGTAAATCCGTTACTGAAAGCGTTTCTGCCATTTTTTTCTCCTTAATCTTTTATATATATCTACTTACTAAATATTTGATCCAGCATTTGTAACAACAAAATCAAGTGCAACAAATTCAACAGATCTGGTAGGTTGTAAGAATATTTTACCTCTTAGGGTATTGTTTTCAACGTCTGCTTGGGTTGTAGTTGTAGTATCAATAACAACTTTATAGCGATCAACACCACTTTGTTCTTGGACTCTTTGTAAGATCGGATTAACTAATGATGAAAATCTTTCTAGTGTCTCTTCTCTGTTAGGTTCAAATAGTAAAGTATTTGCAATATTTCTAACTTTTCTTCTAATATCAATTAAAAGTCTTCTAACATTAATTCTATCCAAGGCAGAGTTTTCCTGCAAAAGTGTTTTTTGACCCCAAATAGTCACCCCGGCATTTGTAAATTCTGTAATTGGATTAATGTTAGACTCATACAAGTCATCTAAGTTTGTTCTATTTAATCTAACAGAAGCCATTTCAACTGTATTTAATCCGCCTCTTGCATAACCTGCAGGTGCATACCACGGATGTGAAACAGCATCGTTAAATGCATAAGCTCCTAAAACTGCAACTGAAGGAGGCACTTGCACCAATGTAGAAGTTGTCGGATCTTCAACAACAACATCTGGGAAATAAGAAGCTGCAAATGAAGTATTAAGCCCTCTATTTTTAAAATCAACGACAGTATTTGCCACATGTGGTTTTTGCGCTGATGACGTAATATAGTTGTTTAATTGATCTCTTTCTTCAATGTCCATGATGTACATCGCATCAAATCTATCTTCGACTTTTTGAATTGCGTAATCTGTCACAGAAGAGTGTCTTATACCGGGAATTGCCAATAATTGTATATCAACATCTGTTTTTGAGGCCATCAAATCAATAGCTTTTCTATATGCAGCAACTGTATTGTTCAAAACTCCGGCATTGTTTTCTTCATTAGCAATTTCTCTTCTAATTGCAATTGTTGATAATTTTGATTTTTCTTCATCAAATATATTAACACCGTCAAATCCACCTTGCATTAGAAATGTAAATTTAGCAAATTTTGTATTTGCAACTTTACCTAAGTCATCAATAGAAAAAGCTCTTGTTTTGTTTGTGGCGTTAGGTGTAATATTACCGCCTCTGACATATGATGCACTTAACCAATATTCCGGGTCGGCTAACGTATCTGATCCTGTTCTTACAAGTACATTTTCTAATGTAAATTTACTATTATTAAATCTGTCACTGTCCAAAACAGTTCCATTGATGTCAGCAGTACCGGCATTATTACCAACTGAAAAGCTAATTGTGTCAGTTCTATGTGTAGGAAAATGTTTAACAAATGACTCAAAAGAATTATCAAAAAGACCTTGAAGATTAGGTTGGGTCGCATCAGTTTTTCTATTTGTCTGTACACCCCAATATAATCTTTGATCTGATCTTTTTCTGATACCTGTGCCTAATGCTATATTTTCTCTATACGGCATAGGAGGCTCAACAATTCTTTTGTGCAAACTAGCTGCTGTAAAAACAGCAGTATTATCATCAGAAGTCATTAATGATCCACTAGTTACAATATGATTATGTCCTCTAAATCCAAAAGGTAAAAGCAATGGATCTATCGATGCATCTTTAACTTCTTGAGATATTTCAACTCTAATATATCTAGATTGAACTGGGTGTACACCTTCAACAACGATTTTTTGTGCACTAGCAGCAACATCAAAATTGTATCTTATGTTTTGATCACCAATTATTCTTCCAATATATCTATCTGAAGTAGGATCTAAACTTAATCCTCTAAAAGATTCTAAAACAATCGGTTCTTCATCAGTATCTCTAAAGTCTCTAACTACTAAGTCAAATGATCCATAAAGATCAATTGTTGATGATGATTTTCTAATATTTTCAATTGATATTTTGTATCTATTAGATATTCCTGACCCGTCTGACAAAGCGTGAATTTTAAATAGATTTTTAGCAGAAGTTCCGCCTTGTGATATCACAAATGGTGAAGATGCATGTGTAAATCTATCTGTAAAAGACTCATAATCAATTTCTGTTGAACTTGATGCTGCTCCTCGTCCAAAAGAAGAAGTCAATAAAAACGCAATATCTTCTTTTGTTTTTTCGCTGTCTGAATAAACACCTGCAACAATTACACCCGATCCGGTAACGCTAGCTAAGTCTGGATATATATCATAGTTTGCATATAAATAATGGCCTTCTTCCTCAATTCTGTAAGGATTTGTATTAAATATATTTGCAAAATAGTTTGGAGCAGTCATATCAAATGAAGCTGTTATAAAAGTCTTTTTTCCAGGGTCAGAATTTGAATAACCATTCATTAACATTACAAATTCTTGTGATCCTAAATTTAAAGACCCAGTGATGTGACCTTGTTTTGATGTGGTTGCTGTATTAGACTTACTTGGTGCACCTGTTGCTGCAGTATTATTCCCACTCAGATGAAGTATTACTCCACTAGGAGCTAACAATACACCTCTTAAAATAGGAACCGCACTAGTTGATGTCTGTATGCCTGCGTCACTAAAAATAGTACTCCCAGCAGATTCTGACATAAAACATCCAAGAAAATAAGTTCGTCCTTCAACGTCTCCACTGCCGTTATTTGCATAAGCATTATTACCAATTTGACCGTTGCTTTGTATTATCCTGTTGCCTACTGTAAAACCTGCATAAGTCACGTTACCACTATTGTCTTTTTGTTTACCGTTACCTACACCTAAAACTCTCATATAAGTAACAGCTTGTGCATTACTAAGCCATTGACTTACAGCTATTGGTCCGAACTTTTCCCCATCACTAGCACCGAATGTCGAAACAAAGTCACTAAAGTTTGCGAATGTTAATGGAACATATGCCGGCCCTTCAAGTGAAGTTCCAATAATCCCAGCAGGCGTTCCAACTGGACCAAGTCTAGAAGGTTGTGACAAGTCTATTTCTCTTGTACTTACTCCTGCCGATTTAAAAGTTAATTCTGCCATATAAAATTCTCCACTTTTTAAAATTTATTATTCAAAACTGACGCCTGAATTTGTAATTATAAAGTCAATTGCAATAAACTCAATAGCTCTAGTAGGAACAATAACAATTCTTCCGTTAAGTCTATTTTGTTCAATATCTAGCGCTGTATTATTAGTTGAATCCATAATCACTTTAAATTGATCAATTCCTTGATTTGCCTGAATTGCGCCTAAAGAAGGCGTCACTTGTGCAATAAATCTTGCACGAGTTTGCGGCGTATTGTTTTCAAAAATTAAGCTATTAGCAACATCACCTACGATTCTTTTAACTTCCAATAACAATCTCCTTACATTGACTCTGTCAAGAGCAGATCGATCTTGCTGTAAAGTTTTTTGACCAAAAATTACAAATCCTCCGTTAGGGAAGTTGGCAATAGGATTGATTCTTGACTCATATAAAATATTTCTATCTTCTGAGTTTAATCTTACTCTAGTATTTAAAACATTATTTAATGAACCTCTATTAAATCCAGCAGGAGCAAACCAAGGATAAGAAATTGAATCATTGTAACCTAAAGATTTAAGAGCAGCAATTGATGAGGGCGCCTCTTGTGCTGTTCTATTAATATCATCATTAAAGACAACATCAGGAAAATAAGTTGCTACATAATTATTATCTATACCTCTACCTTCAAACTCATCGACAGTTTTTTGAACATCTGGTAAAGTTACTGAATCATGAATTCTATTTCCGTTTGAATCATAACTAGGTATATCCATTAAATATATTGCTTGACTATAGTCTCTTGTTAATTCTGATATGTGATCAGTTACAAAAGGTTCTTTAATTCCAGGTACTGCAATTACATTTACACGTGAAACAAATGGATCTGTTATTATCTTAGCTGCTTCTCTATAAGAATTAATAATATTGTTGTCATTTCCACTACCCGGACTAGCATCAACATGAAGATTTTCGTATGTATAAGTACCGTTAGCAGCATTTCCAAGTGCATCCATGGAGCTAGCTCGATCATTCATTAAACGATTATCTTTGTCTAAGATGTTTAATCCATCAAATCCACCAAAAAGTATGTTTGTAAATTTAGCGTAGTCTGTAAACCTATTAAAATATTTTGTTTGTCTGGCAGCTGCCAATGTTGCAAAAGTTATTCTTTGACCACTACTTAAAGTATCAGGGATTGTATAGTTTTTAGTCTCAATTATACCGTTTCTTAAGTATGCACTATCAATCATATGATCGTCAGCAGTCCCTGTTATTTCAGTTGCAATACTTGCTTCTATAGTTGATGTTAAACTAATTGTATTAGGCAATGCCACTTTTGCTAATGTAAATTTATTATTATTGAATATATCAGCACCAGAACCGGTTGTTAAAGTATCTAGTTTTTCAATTCCTAAAAATTTAGAATAAGAATCAATTAAAGTATTTCTTCCTGAAGACGCATTAGACTTAAGTACTGCACTTGATATCGATCCGGTATTTGCTAATTTTTCTGATTTAATACCCCAGAAATATCTTTTATCAGCAATTTCCAAAGCTCCTTTTTGACCAACAAAAGAAGGAGAAGAATTAACCGCGCCTCTTGTTGCCTTAAATCTAAAAGGAACAGGAGGAAGAATCGACCCAGAAAGAGATTCACCTGCAACTGCTGCCGACCCTTCCACTAAAGTAAGTCTTTGATTAAGGGATCCGCCTGTCAAGACTGAATCATCATCAGTAAAATTATCAGAGGTTTTAAGCAAAGGAAGACCTCTGAAACCGAATGGTAACGTTTCTTCCGGAATTTGTCTATTTTCTACTTGATCATTCATAACAATTCTTACATAATTTGAACGATTAGGTCTTTTACCATCAACATTAATTCTTCTTTCTGATCTAGTTGTTGCATTAAAATTATAGTATACTTTTAAATCACCAATTTTATTTGCAACATAATTTTCATCACGAGGATCAAGAGTACATAAATTATATTGTTCTAAAACTTTCATATCTAAGTCAGTGTCTTTGTAGTCTCTAACTAAAACTGTAAATGTTCCAAACTTATTTTTTGGATTTGTTGATCTACGTAGATTGGCAATTGATATCTTTACTCTTCTATTACTTACATCACCGTCATCCAAACTTTCAAAATGAAATAAATCATATTCTTTTGTACCGAAAGGCTGACTTATAAATGAAGTAGACTTTGCATTTGTATATCTTGTATCAAATCGCCCAAAGAGATCTCTATAAACTACAGAGCTAGCTCCATTTGTCGCTGCACTTCCAGATGCTATTCCAACTGTTCCTTTAGATCCATTATATGTAACACGAGCTAATTCATCCTCGACAGGAAAGTCAGCATATAATAAATGCTGTTTTTCGTGAAATAAATCTGGATTTGTATTTAGAAACTTTCCTATGTAAAATTTACTGTTTGGATTTAATGATGCTGTGTATATTTTTACACCTGGATTAGTTTCATCATTGCCGTAAGCACTACCTAGTGCGCTGGATAAGACTAGCTTAAAAATACCGTCATCAGCGTTACCAGAGTAATTTTTAATTTTTGCCAAATCATCAGCAGTTCCACC